GTGGCGCTTGGTCGATTAAAAACTCTTTGCCATCCAGTGGACCGCACTGCGGACAGGTGCGCTCATCACCTGCAGTCACCCAGACAACTCGTTTCACGCCAATCTGATTGTAAAACTTGTTCCGTCCTTGCCCATACGCTCTCAACGTTTCAGTCCTGGTAATCACTTCAACTCTTCGTTGTGCCGTCTTGAATACAGTTTTACCTGCAAGTCGAAACTCGTTCGGATCGGTAATAACGCCACCAATTTTTTCACTGATCTTGGCTATTGAATCTCCGTTCACAATTCCCACCGATATCTGCTGCTTGATATTATCCGCCAGCTCACGAGTGACATTACCCAGCAGTTGTAAATCATAATTAACGAGGAAATCCAGCGCTGATCTATCAGTCAAACTCATCACCTGCCCGGCTAATTTTAGCCGATCTTCATGGGAGAGGTTTTCATAATGCGGAAACTTGAGTTCACTGAATTCTCCAATGCTGCCAGCAATACCATTCCGAAATGAATCCCTGACGGCGGTTTTTATAAGAGCTGTCTGGTTATTCTTCAGATCGCTGATGATCTCATCGATTCCTTTATGAATGCCACGCAGTTGCTCACGCCTGATTTCTAATCCTTTCTTCAGAAACTGCTTATCACCAATCTCAACTAACTGTGATTTGATATGCATCTCGGCTGTGTGAAGCGATTTCAGCATCGAATTGACTTGACGCTCGGTGTACAGGTCACGCGAATGAAGACTCCTCAATACGGCTTGTTGGATTTGTTCGGCTTGATTCAATCTGCGATCTCCACATTTTCAGCGTTCAGAAATTGCCTGCAGGCAGCCTGATCGAAGCGTCGTTCTTCATCTGTTACTGTGCAATGGTTATTTTCAGCATCAAAGAATCCACACTCATCGCAGATGTGCTCTTCATTTGCAGAGACATACATCCCTTCCGACTCCGATTTCTCCTGCTTCTGGACTCGGGAAGACTCCTTCACCTTATCCAACCCCAGCATCTCTTGCGCCGTCCCCACTGACATGACGCCCATCTGCACCAGTGAAACGATATCCTTGATGTCCCAAGACATATCTACCAAGGTTCCCTCTTTGGTTCGATTGGACTTTTCGACGTCGGGATTTAAGTCCATTTTTGTTTGTATGGTATTCTTGGAAATCAGATTGCGGTCATAAAGTTCGATCAACAGTTTTTTGACTTCGATCTCGTTGGTCAGATCGACATCGGAGAAGATGTATTGGATCTTCTTCTCTGTATAGCCTTTCATCTCCTTCCAGTCATCAAATATCCAATCGAGTATCTCACGCGCAACCTGCTTGATCTCTTTCAACATGATAACCATCTTCTGGAAGGCGATGGAGGCGGTGGCGAAGTTAGGTCCATCGCCAGTGACCAGAGACTTGGCAACACCGAGAGCTACGATGATATCTTCCTTGACCCCTTTAACCTTGTCCTCGGTGTTCAAGACCTGTCCTTCAGTACCGTAAGTCTCGGCTCTGACATAGAATGGCACAACTAGACCCGACTTCAAATCCATCTTATTGATCTGGTCGCGGATGGTCGAAATCATTTTCTGTGTTGGCATGATGACCTTATCGCCGTACTTGCCTCCGACAAGGATAAAGCGGAGTGGAGTTGTCCAACGCTTGGCAATGGCACGTTGCGCCCGACGATAGTCACGTAAAAGCTCAATAGATTCAAACGCCGGTGTCACCATCGAGTTACCCCGTGCTGAAAACTGAGGCGCGTTCCATTTGCGGTGGATCATCTGCTCAAGGGGAAGTTCGATTTCATCTCCCACAGAGCCACTTTCAGATTCCGGTTTCTGGATTGCCTTAACCAATTCTCCATTCTCAAATTCAAGATCGACTGAGGGAGGATTAACGCAAATCAATTTTACAATATCGTTGTGCTCACCCTTGGAAGCTTTTCCATTCGAGCCATAACGCTTGTATCCGATGCATTCACCCTTGACCAGCAGTTGCTGTATCATGTCCTTCAGAAACCGGTTCACATTTAACGAATTGAATAGCTGTCCACCCTCAGACCTGACCGACTCATCATCTGAAATGATCTTCACCTGATCACCGATTGCAAATGTCCGCCAGGTATTGATGGTGTTGGAGACAATTGGTTCCTCCATGTAGTAATCCCACGCCTTAATTGCCCGTTCCTTCCAGTCTGTGGGGATACCCTTAATCTCGTATTCCGAGCTGAACACACCAGAAGCAATATTTGCTGCTGTCCCCATCAGCTCATCATCGACCACAATGGCATTGACAGTCGCGAAATTTTCAGCCTCATTTTCGGGTGAAGGGGGTGTTTTCGTATCGGTCTTCATCATGCCTCATCGCTTTGGATTTGCAACAATTGTTCTAACACATAATCCACTCGGTTGATATTGATTAGTTCATGATTCTGATTCCATTTCTGCGGGAAAAGGATAGCTTTCCCACGACCGTGCTTCTTGAAATTCGCAACGTTCTGGTCATAATCGTCAATCAAAATGCATCCTGATCTTGAGAGTAAATGTTTTTGATGGGTAATTACAAAATCCCGAAAACCTGAACCATATCGATCTTGAAGCCAGAGCATTTTGCCTGAGGCGCTATGTGGGCTGTCGGTAGGTGTGGTGACAAAATAAACGTGACCGAACTTATTCAATTCCTCATATAACTCAGCAAACCAAACAAACGTTTTCAGGTTGCGCCAGAAATCCACACCTTGTTTATGTATGGCGCTCCAAAATTCACCATGATCTTTGCCAATAGCTTTGGCGATGTCATACTCGCCGAGTGTCCAGGCAGTGTCCTCAAACTCATGACCAAATATTCGCAAAGCGGCGCCCACGAAATCCACACAAACACCATCCAAATCGAGTAAAATCTTCATTTCAGCTCCAGATATTTTTAGTTGTAAAGAAAGCATCGTCCGTTGTCAGCAGGACGCAGGTCAAGATGAATGAAAGTCTTGGCTATGCCGATGCCGTTGAAACCGAGTAAGGCTGCCAGGCGAATAATCTCACACCGAAAATCACTGTCAACGCAAGAGATATCCACCGCCATTCCCTTCAGATGCCATGAATGCTGCTTACCGCCGACAGCTCGGTTATGCGTCTGACAGCGCGCGCCTGACGTAACCGACAGCGGTTTGTCGATTAGGGCACGTAACGCTTCCAAGTGCACCAGCAGTTCCGGCGCGACAGTCTTTCCACAACCGCAGTTGCAGTCCATTTCCTTATCGGTGAAATGCGTCCTGATAATTTTGTTTGCCATAATTAACCTCTCTAAAACAATGGATTCGTCGCCATGGGAGCGACATAAACTTCTTCAAAATGCGGGTCGAGTCCATCCAGTTTCTCCATCTCCCGCCGCAGAAAGGCACAACGGGTCGAGTCCACGATGTGATCATTGCCTTTGGAATACACCACCCGCCCATTGTGCAATGTGTAGGTATGCGTGGTGAACTCATTCTCGATGTCAATGTCATCAATGGGGAAGACTGCTTTTCGCTTGGCAAGCGCCCGATTGATCAGCGCCGTCATGTATTCTTTGGTGCGCTTACGAACCGGTTTGGTATCGTCATCATAACCGATCACCGTCGCTCCACCGAAATTGAAACCTCGTACTTTGGTTTCAAAGTCCTGACCACGGAACTTGTCAAGACTTTTCAGATCCTGAACCACTGACATCCCGTTCCCGCCATTATCAATCCCGATGCCACGAGGATTGTAGTAACGGTCGATTATGGCGATGATCTCTGCCAATGCCGGATAGGAAACATGTGCAGCATGCAATCTGAAGACGAGACGCATGGTTCCAAGTTCGTCTTCCCGCCAAACGGTCACTTCCGATGGATCGTTTGTATATCCAGTGTCAGCGCCCACCCAGAACAGACCATCTTCAGGAGCCAGGCACATCAGCAGGTCCAAGCGGTCGCGCACTTCATCCTCAGAATCGCAATCGGATAATTCCTCACCCAGAATACTGACCGCCCGGTAGCCATCGTAATACTTCTGGCAGAGCTTGAACTGCTCATGATTGAATGCTCCATACGACGGTCTGCCATGCTCGCCTAACACTTCATGTTGAAAGCCGGGTGTATCCCGTCCGCCGTAAAAATCGCTTAGTTCAAGTTCCCGATCTTCCGACCAGCTCGGATTGAGTGACGAAGGCCAGTGAAACAGTTTCCACCGTTTGCGTTCCTTGGTGATCCGGTAATAGGTCGTGTCCCTAAGTCCATTCGGATTGGAATAAATTCTGAAGCAGCCACCAGCATTTAGACACTGTCTGACCGCTCGCCAGGCTTGTTCTGGCAGCCAGGCAGCTTCATCTACCCAGACTCTGTCAACGTGAAGTGATCTGAATGCCTTGCCATAATCCCCGCCCGGACGAAAATGAATCACCGTCCCTGATACGAACTGTGCTTTGAAATAGGGTTTGCGCGTGATCGCAGTATGCCCAGATTTATTGATAGCTATGGCTGTTGTCAAGTCGGGATTTTCACCGACTTGAAACTCGAACTCATCAATCAACGTATCCAGATGTCCTTGATGCGGAGCCGCCACTAAACCACTGCCACCTTTGGTCGTGAATGCGTAGTGCAGCATATCGGTGATAATGCAGACCGACTTGCCCACATCACGGCCATCCTGGTGAATGATGTTTTTCGACTGGCAACGCAGATCTTCTTTCTGATGATCCCAGAATTGTCTTGAGCTCCCGTTCCGGTTGTGGAGGAACAATTCGCCCCACCTCACCGGATCGCTTAGGATCTTCAATAAGGCTTTCTCATCCCGTGAGGATAATGCCGATAAATCTGTCTTTGCTTTTACCATCGTACCGTCACATTTATCTCGTTTTTTACCTTGACTTGCATCCGATTCTGACTGCACTGTTG